AAAAGTCAGTGGCCCAACACCGTGGGTCAGCCCTGTCGTCGTTGTGCCAAAGAGTAGAGGGGATATACGTCTCTGTGTAGATATGAGGCAGGCGAACAGAGCTGTCATCCGTGAGAGACACCCGATTCCGACATTTGATGAAGTCCTGGAGAACATGAAGGGTTCTACGGTGTTCAGCAAGTTGGACCTAAACATGGGTTTTCATCAAATCGAATTAGAAGAGGAGAGCCGTTCTATCACAACGTTTGTCACACATACTGGTTTATACCGGTATAAAAGGCTGAATTTTGGTATCTCTATGGCCCCAGAGATTTATCAGAATGTGATACATCAGGTGATTGCAGATTGTGAGGGCGCAGAGAATATCTCTGACGACATCATTGTACATGGTAAGGGAACAGAAGAACATGATGCTAACCTGGAGAAGACCATGCAGAAGATCCGAGAGAAAGGTTTGACCTTAAATCCGGAAAAGTGTCAGTTTCGGATGTCAGAACTTGAGTTTGTGGGTCATACAGTGTCCGGAAGAGGGATTAGTCCCACAGAAGCCCGCGTGAAAGCTGTAGCTGAGGCTGAGGAGCCTAAGAATGCTTCAGAAGTGAGGAGTTTTCTTGGTCTTGTTAACTTCTCAGCAAAGTTCATACCCAACTTGGCAACTAAGGCAGAGCCGCTGAGAAGACTTACCCGGAAGGGTACAGAATTTATATGGGGGTCAGAACAGGCGAAAGCTTTTTCGCAGCTGAAAGAAGATCTGGCAAGAGCAGAAAACCTGGCAGGCTTTGACAAGGATGCAGAGAAAACTCAAGTCATCACTGATGCTAGTCCTGTAGGCCTGGGAGCTGTATTACTCCAAGAGCAGAATGGTGAGGTCAGGGTGATCTCATATGCAAGCAGGACCCTTACTGATGTGGAGAGGCGCTACTCTCAAACCGAGAAAGAAGCTTTAGCCTTGGTATGGGCTTGTGAGAAATTCTATGTGTTCCTATATGGAATAGAATTTGAGATCTTGACAGATCACAAACCATTGGAAGTGATCTATTCTGCCAAGTCGAATCCCCCAGCTAGGATCCAGAGATGGGTGCTGCGCCTCCAGCCCTACTCCTTCAAAGTGAGATACTTGCCAGGACCACAGAATATAGCTGATGCTCTATCCCGCTTAACCAAAGAGAAACCTGTCAGTACGGATTATGAGTTAGAAGCAGAAAACTATGTCAGGTTTGTTGCTGTGAGTGCAGTGCCTAGAGCTATGACAGCACAGGAGATTGAGCGTGAATCGGCTACAGATGAAGAGCTAGAAGCTGTTAGAACCTGCATTGGAAGTGGTCGCTGGGACAAGAGTCATGAAAGCAGTGTGAAATTCTTTCCTATGCGAAGTGAGCTCTGTGTTCTCGGCAAGCTGGTATTGAGAGGGACGCGAATTGTGCCCCCGCAGAGTCTGCGCAAGCAGATGCTAAGTCTCGCCCATGAAGGACACCTAGGAGTGGTTGGTACCAAACAGAGGCTGCGCACTAAGGTATGGTGGCCGGGGATTGATAAAGATGTGGAGAAGTACGTGAAAACATGTCACGGATGTCAGTTGGTAGGATTACCTAATCCCCCGGAGCCCATGAAGCCAACTGAGTTACCTACCGGACCTTGGCAGGACTTAGCAGTTGATTTGTTGGGACCTCTTCCTTCAGGAGACTACATATGTGTTTGTGTGGATTATTATTCCAGGTTCTATGAAATAGATATTATGAAAGATACTACAACCGAGCGGATTATCAGAAGTCTCGACAGGTGGTTTGTAACCCATGGGTTACCGGTGTCGATATCATCTGACAATGGACCTCAGTTTGTGTCAGAAACTTTCAAGAAGTATCTGAGGGAAAATGCTATCATCCACAGGAAGGTTACCCCCTTATGGCCTCAGGCGAATGGCGAAGTGGAGCGCCAGAATAGGTCTTTGATGAAACGGATCAGAATCGCTCAAGCTGAGAAGCGAGATTGGAAGAAGGCGATACAGGAGTACCTGATAGCCTATCGCTCCACTCCTCATGCCACAACAGGAGTAAGCCCCGCAGAACTGTTATTTGGCAGGAAAATCCGTACTAAACTCCCGGATTTGCAGATTTATGTACCAGACGAGGAGGTGCGTGACAGAGACCTGGAGAAGAAGGAAAAGTCAAGGGTGTACACAGATGCCAAGAGGAGGGCACAGGAGTGTGATTTACGCCCTGGAGATCCAGTGCTTATGAGGCAGGAAAGACAAAACAAGATGTCCACTAACTTTGAACATGATCCGTATGAGGTGATTTCCAAACATGGAAATTCTGTAGTTGTACAGTCTCCGGCTGGTGTCAAGTACAAGAGAAACGTCACACAGGTGAAGAAGTTTCATGAAAGTGCAAAGGACTGTGATGGTGCTATAGACAGTGATGTTGAGGTAATCACTATGAACGATAAAGGACCAGAGGGCACAAGTGTGGAACAAGACCAGAGCCAAAGTGTGGCTCCTGAGGACTCATTAGTGTGTAGTGAAAGGCCAAGTCGTACTCGGGTTATGCCCAAACGATTTCAGGACTATGTTATGAGTGTGTCTTATTGAGTGCTATTAGTCTTATATCGGGACAGTGGACTTTACACATTATCATCACTTGGCACTAGAGTATTATGATGGTTACATTATGATTTTATACAGCAGAGACTAGTTACATGAGTTTTATAGTGTAGAATAGCTTTTTATTCTGTTAGTTTATTATCATTACAGATATCTAATATATTAAGTATTGAGATAAGGTCTAACATTAGAAGTTGTTTAACCTCATATATGAAAGTTAACATTTGCATTTAATAAGTGAGATGCCAGTTACATAGCTTTAGTTTTGTACTAGTTTTGTACTACTGATCAAGCTTCATGTATCTTCTTTGTAGTTTTATTAGAGTTAACTTTCAGTCTGGGTAAAGGAGGAAATGTTGTATCGATTCCGAGTGGTTTCGATCAAGGTTGAGTATAAGTGACGATATCCACAAACGAAACCAGACCGCATGTACCCGCTGGAAATAAAGCTGTGTTTATGGTTAAATCCAGGATTGTTGTCCATTATTAAATTAGAGCTTAGGGTATAACATTTTGGCGACGAAATAGTGGAACCAGAAGATCTGTAGAATCAAGAGAAGTACAGATTTCTGGAGTGAACCCAGTGACAGTCTACCTTGTCAGTACTTCAATGTGGATATATGTGACTTAAATGTGAGTAACTTTGTAAAACTGGGATTTCTTCAAAATGGCTCAGGCAAGAGTTGTGAATGTAGATGTCAACAGTTCAAACATTATGCATTTTGACTGTTCTGGTGAACTGGGTAGTTTGGCACCAAGATGGAAGAAGTGGTTAAGGGGACTTGAGTACTTCATAACAGGAAAAGGAGTGGCCAATGCTGAGCAGAAGAAGGCACTTCTCCTTCATAGTGCAGGTCCACAGGTGCAGGATTTATATGAGACTTTGCAAGACCCTGGACCTCCTCCTGATCATGTTGGAGATGACAACGCAGATGCATATCAGAAAGCTGTAAGGACTCTGAATGCATACTTCTCCCCAAGAGCTAACATCCCATATGAACGTCACCTGTTTCGCCAAATTAAACAGGAAGAAAGTGAAACTGTTGATCAGTTTATAACCAAGTTGAGACAGCAGGCAACCAACTGTAACTTTACCAATGAAGAGGAAAGTATCAGAGATCAAGTGATAGACAGCTGCCGTTCAGGTTCATTCCGCAGGAAGCTGCTAGAAGAAGGTGCAGATCTTACTCTTCAGAAAGTTCAACAGCTGGCTCGTGCTATGGAAGCTCTGGACATACAAGCAAAGGCGATGGACAAAGATCGCAAGAGCACCCTTGAGGTAAATGCAGTTCAGAAGAAGAAAACTGTGGTCTCAACTGGTACACCTGGTAAATTTATCAGAAAGTGCTTCCGCTGTGGCCAAGAGGGTCATGTAGCTCGCTATAGAGGCTGCCCTGGATGGAAACTTACATGCAGTAAGTGTAATAAGAAGGGACACGCGACTGACTGCTGCCGCACCAAGAAGAAGGAACCAAGGCGCCATGGTAAAGTTCGGTATGTGGACAGTCAGGAAGATGAATATGCATTCCATGTTCACAGTTCTCAGTGTGGTAGTCCTATGGCAGACGTGGTTATTGGTGGAGTCCAGATGCGAGTGATGATTGATTCTGGAGCTTCGACATCGATTGTGGATAGGCACACTTGGGAAGATCTGAAGAGACAAGGGGTCAAGTGCAAGTCTGAGAAAACTGATGTCAAACATTTGTTTCCCTATGGGTGTAAAGAACCTTTAGAGGTCGTTGGAAAGTTCTTGGCTGTGGTTCAGTCTGGGTCTGAAGAGGCTGAAGAAGAATTCCTAGTGCTGAAGAACAGGGAAACCAGAGATGTGCCGTTGCTGGGGCGTGAATGTTCACAGAAACTGAACTTGTTAAGGCTGGGACCCTGTGCCTTGAAAGAAGATGTAATGAGCCAGTACAAGGACTGTTTTACAGGACTGGGAAAGCTGAAGGGATATCAAGCAAAAATCCACACAGACCCATTAGTAAAGCCAATAGCACAGAAGCCGAGAAGAATTCCTTTCAGCCTGAGAAGCAAAGTGGAGGACAAACTCCAAGAGCTGATGGACTTGGACATAATTGAAAAAGTCAGTGGCCCAACACCGTGGGTCAGCCCTGTCGTCGTTGTGCCAAAGAGTAGAGGGGATATACGTCTCTGTGTAGATATGAGGCAGGCGAACAGAGCTGTCATCCGTGAGAGACACCCGATTCCGACATTTGATGAAGT